ATAAAACATGAACAAAAACAATTTATTAAAATTCATTCAAAAGTATTCACTAGGTGGACTTATTGAATCAGTAGCGTGGAACGCAGAAGGAACGAAATTATCAGTTAGATTTATTTCAGATGACAAAACATTATTAGGTGAGGTTGAGTACAACGCTTACACATCAACGCCAATCAATGTAGGTATTTACACAACATCATTATTAAAAAATATGATTGGTGTATTGGATAACGATTTAACATTGAAAGTTGATAAATCAGGTGATAAATCAGTATCATTAAAATTCGTATCAGACGAAACTGAAACATCTTATCAATTAGCAGACTTGGGAGTTATTCCACCTGTACCAGATTTGAAAACATTACCTAATTTTGGTATTTCAATTGATATGGCATCTAATATGATTGATAAGTTTATCAAAGCAAAAGGTGCATTAACTGACATAGATACTTTTACAATCTTTACCGAAGGTAGTGATTTAAAAATGGCAATTGGTTATTCTGCAATCTCAACAAATAGAGTTACATTTACTGTACAAAAAGATTATGCAGAAACAGTAAAACCTATTTCCTTCTCAGCAAAGTATTTGAAAGAAATCTTAACAGCAAATAAAGAAGCAACATCAGCAAAATTAAAAGTTTCAACGGATGGTTTATCAAATGTTGAATTCCAAATCGATGACTTTATTTGTAAGTATTATTTAGTAGAAATCTCAAATTAATAAAATGAAAGAACAATTAGAATTATTCCCACAAGAGGAATTACAACAAGACGCGGGTAGTATTAATGTACCCGAAGCACAACCAATTAAAGACGCAGAGTGGTGTTTTCAATTTTTTAACAATGAACCAATTGTATTTGCATGGTCAAATGAAGGTGAAGAACCTGCTCCATTGGTTTTGCAATTACAACCTGTGGAAAGTGAGGGGTTAAATTTCCAACAAAATGGAATGACTTTTAGAGTATTCCCAAGAGAAATTAGTGAAGAAACAAAATTAGAAAGAAAAAAACAGAATGAAAGTCAAAATAAAGAAGCTTAGTCCGGAAGCAGTTATACCCACTTACGCAAAAGAAGGTGATGCCGGTATGGATTTGGTTATCACCGACATTAAGGGAGAAACGGAGTGGGATATCAGTTATGGATATGGTATCTCAATGGAAATTCCTAAAGGTTTTATGGGACTTGTTTTTCCTCGTTCATCAATAAGAAAATACGATTTGGCATTAACAAATTGTGTAGGTGTAATTGATAGTGGATATAGAGGAGAAATTCAAGCAACATTTAAGAAAACAGGTGGAGCAGTATACAAAATAGGAGATAGAGGTGCACAGATTATTATCATGCCACATCCAATTGTTGATTTCGTAGAAGTAGAAGAATTAACAAACACTGAAAGAGGTGAAGGCGGATTCGGTTCAACTGGAAAATAATATGAAGAAAATATATTTTGATGGTTGTTCGTATACATTTGGCCAAAGTTTAGAACTATATTGTAATCCATTGGGCATATTTGAACATAATAGAATGAGTAAATATGAATTTACAAATGAAGATATCTTATTTTTAAAAAAAAATAGATATAGTGCTATTGTTTCCAAATATTTTGAATTATTAGAAACAAATAATTCCAAAAATGGCAAATCCAATGGCCGTATTTTATTTGATTTAAATCAAAATGATATAAATAATTACGAATATGTTATTATTCAGTTAACACATTTTGGTAGATATTTTACAAAAAAAATGCACGAGTGGCAAAGTCATAAGGAAACTATTGATTTTATGTTAAATAATAATTTTTTAACTCAAGATGAAATAGATTACACCATAGAAAATATTGAAAAAATACAATTAAATTATTTTTTAGAATTGGAAAACATTTTTAAAGATTTTCCAAATAAACTTAAAATTATATTTCATAGTAATGAATGGGAAAACATCTTATCAAACGAACAAATTGAAAAATATGGAATATCAATTGATGGTGAATATATGATTAGAAGATGGGCAGAAAAAAATAATATGTTTATAAATCAACAACCACAATTTAAAGACACCAAATTTGCATCACATGATACTCATTTGTGTATAGAAGGACATAAAATATTAGCAGAATCAATAATAAAACAATTATGAGTTTTTTCGCAAACGATATAAACAAAAGAGAACATAGTTTGTGGGTGGAGAAATACCGTCCACAAACTCTTGCTGACTATGTTGGTAATGAAACCATCAAAGAAACAATTCAGCAGTATTTAGATGCAAACGACATACCACATTTATTGTTGTATGGAAAAGCAGGTACGGGTAAGACCACACTTGCTAAACTAATCGTAAACACAATCAAATGTGACTTTATGATTATCAACGCATCGGATGAAAACAATGTGGATACTGTTAGAACAAAAGTTAAGAACTTCGCATCATCGGTTGGGTTTGCAGGTTTCAAAGTAATCATCTTAGATGAGTTTGATTATATGACACCGGGAGCACAAGCGATTTTGAGAAACTTAATGGAAACATTCTCTAAGCATTGTAGGTTTATATTAACCTGCAATTACATTGAGAAAATCATTGACCCTATCCAAAGTAGATGTCAGTCTTTCGCAATAACACCTCCGACTAAAAAGGATGTAGCAGTTCAGGTAGCAAAGATATTAGATGCAGAAAAGATTAAGTATGAACCAAAGAATATGGCTGATGTGATTAATTCATACTACCCAGATATTAGAAGGATACTTAATACTTGTCAATTACAATCTGCAAAAGGAGAATTAAAAGTAGACCATAGAGTAATGGTTGAAGCAAACTTTGCAACTAAGCTTATTGAATTGTTAAAGGAATCCGATGACAAACGAAATATGTTTATGAAAATTAGACAGGCAGTAGCAGACAACAAATTAAACGACTATTCGGAAATGTATACAATGCTATACGATAAAGTGGATGAATACGCAACAGGAAATGTAGCAAATGTGATTTTAACTATTGCAGATGGTCTTTCAAAAGATGCATTAGTAGTAGATAAAGAAATCGTATTTATGTCTACAATTATACAAATATTAAACATAATAAAATAATGGAACAACAACAACAATTACCACCGAATTTTAATTTAAATGATGCAAGAGATATGGATTGTGAATGTGGTGGAAAGATATTCTTACCAGCATATAGATTCAAAAAAATTAGTAGATTATTAACAGGTGCACCAAAAGATTCGGTTATGCCTATTGAATTGTATGTATGTGCATCATGTGGAAAAGCATTGAATGAATTATTACCACAAGAATTGCAAGAAACAAAAATCATAGAATAATGGCACAAAAGTTATTTGACCATATTAACGCAATAACTACCATTCAAGACCCAAAGTATTTTGATAAACTTGGTGATGAGGATTTGAAAACTTGGAGTAATTTTATGATTAATAGATTTTTATCAATGAAACCTGAATGGGTTGAGTTGATTGCATCTTTATTACCTTTAACACAAACTTTACAACCAAAGGAAATGTATAAGTTGTATATTAGTGTTATTCCAAAGGGTAAATACTTTTTGAAATATATTAAAGGAAAATCCGAAGATAAATACGAACAATTCATAGTAGACCTTTTAAAGAAAGAATACGATTGTTCGGAAAACCAAGCAATAGAATATTTAGAAGTTCTTTATTCAACAAGAGAAGGTAGAGAATATATGAAATATGTCTCTGAAAAATATGGTATTGATAAAAAGCAAATAACTAAATTGAAACTTAAAATATAATGTTAGATAAAAAATATTTAATAACAAATGGGTGTTCATTCACAGAAGGTCATTTGTTAGGAAATGATGGATCGTGGGCAAAATTTTTAGGTGAAAAATTAGATTTAGAACTTATAAATTTGGGAAAAGGCGGAAGTGGAAATGATTCTATAAATTGGAGAACTATTGAGTTTTCTGAAACTAATAAAGAAATTGCAAAAAATTCAATATATGTAATTCAATTAAGTGAATGTTTAAGATATCATATATATTTTGATAATGGTATAGACAAACCACAGGAATGGCAAGTCACCCCCATATGTTTTTTAAAAGGCATGGAGTGGAATAAAGGTGGAAATGGTGTTCAAAGTTGGATTTATAAAAACAAAGAAGAATTGATTTATATTTACGGTAATATAACATTTGCATTATATAAAACTTTACAAAACATAATATCTCTTACATCTTATTTTGAATCAAATGGATATCCATATATTATATTTGATGGAATAAATGACCACAATCCAATCAAAGTTAATAATTCATATTATTTAAAAGAATCTTGGAATGATAGTTTAAACGAGCAATTTAAAATATTAACATCATTAGATATACAATTTCCAAATGATTATAGGAAATCTTTAGTACATAGAGATTATGGTTATTTTATAAACGAAGATATGATACAAAATATATTTTCAAATAAAAAAATATTCAAAGAAATTTCAACAATGATGAAATTTGTTATGGAAATCGGAGAAAAAAATTACAATGATAGTGAATACTATTTTAAAGAAAATAATGGCCATCCAAATCAGGAATCGGCATCTATGTGGGCAGATATAATTAAAGATTATATTGAGAAAATATATAAATAAAACTTAAGATATAATTTGGTAAATCCAATTATTTGTCTTATATTAGACTTATTATGGCAAGAGTATCATTTTCACAATATAGTATGTGGCATAACTGTCCACAACAATACAAATTAGCATACATAGATAAATTAGGTGAATCATCGTCTAATATTCATTCAATCTTTGGAACTGCAATGCATGAAACACTTCAAAATTATTTGGAGAAATGTTTAAGAATATCAAAGTCACAAGCTGACAAGATGATTGATTTACGAGAGTATTTAAAAGAAAGAATGAGAGATGCATATCTTAAAGAAACTGATGGAGAAATAGGGAATACTACAATATGCACCAAAGAAGAAATGGTAGAGTTTTTAGAAGATGGAAATGTCTTATTAGATTGGTTCCAAAAACCCAAAAACTTTAACAAATTCTTTTCGTTAAAACACGATGAGTTGGTAGCAATTGAACAACCTATAAACACAAAGATTTCAGAGAATGTAAACTTTATGGGTTTCATAGATTTGATTATCAGAGACACCTTTAATGGTAGATATAGAATCATTGACTTTAAGACTTCTACAAGAGGTTGGAGTAAGTATCAAAAATCAGACCCTGTTAAAAGTGCACAAATCTTATTATACAAAAAGTTCTATGCAGAATTACTAAGTATTTCCGAAGATGTGATTGATGTTGAATTTATCATTTTGAAAAGAAAAGTGGAAGTAAGAGAGGATATCCCAACACATAGAATTAGTAGACATGTACCTGCAAATGGTAAGGTATCGGTGAATAAAGCATGGAAAGGTTTTACGGACTTTGTAGAGAGTGTATTTGACAAAGATGGTAATTATAAAACCGAAATAGAGTACCCAAAGAACGCAACCAAACTATGTGAATGGTGTGAGTTTTTTCATAGAGGATTGTGTGATAGAGGATTAAAAAATTTAAATTAAACAATATATATTTTAAAAGTTATGGCAAAAAAGAAAATTCTGTTATTGGCGGATGATTTACGAATGGCAAGTGGTATTGCAAATGTTTCTAAGCAATTAGTTTTAGGAACTGTTGACAAATATGATTGGGTACAATTAGGTGCAGCAATCAAACATCCAGAAGCAGGTAAGGTATTTGATTTAAACGATAGTGTTAGAGAACAAACAGGCGTAAAAGATGCAAGTGTTAAAATATATCCATTTGATGGTTATGGTAATGCAGATGTAATCAGACAATTGTTAATGGTTGAAAAACCTGATGCAATCTTACACTTTACCGACCCGAGATATTGGTTATGGTTATATGATATTGAACATGAAATTAGACAAACTTGTCCCTTATTCTTTTATCACATTTGGGACGATTTACCAGACCCAAAATACAATAGAGATTACTACGAAAGTTGTGATTGGATTGGATGTATTTCAAAACAAACTTATGGTATTACCCGTAGAGTTTGGGGTTGGGATAAAGAAAAACATTGGACTAAGCCTGCAGATTGGCAAGTAAGTTATGTACCACATGGTATCAATACGGATTTATACAAACCAGTAGAAGTTCCAAAAGATTTTAAAGAAAGTATATTTGGAGACAAAGAATATGATTTTGTATTATATTGGAATAATAGAAACATTAGAAGAAAACAACCAATTGATGTTATATTAGCATTCGATAAATTTGTAGAAGCACTTGCTCCTGAACAAAGAAGTAAAGTATGTTTATTAATGCACACTGCTCCTGTTGAAGAACATGGAACGGATTTACCAAGAACAATTGCAGAATGTTGTTCACCTGAAACAAATGTGGTATTTGCACCAAATAGATATTCCGAAGAACAATTGAACTATCTTTATAATATAGGTGATGTGACAATCAATGTAGCATCAAACGAAGGATTTGGATTAGCAACGGCAGAGTCAGTAATGGCAGGAACACCAATTATAGTAACGGTTACAGGTGGTTTACAAGACCAATGTGGATTTAGAGATAAAGGTACGGGTAAATTAATAACTGCAGAAGATTATGTAGAAATTGGTTCATTACACGATAGACATAAAAAAGCAGGTGTAGTTTGGGGAGATTGGGTTAAACCAATTTGGCCAGTTAGGTCAACAACAGGTTCAGTACCTACTCCATATATTTTTGATGATAGAGTTGATTTTGAAGATATTACTCCATTGATTATGGATTGGTATAAAATGCCAAAAGAAGATAGAGACAAAGCTGCATTAAAAGGTAGAAAACATTTTATGGGTGAAGGTTTATTAAGTAGAGAAGCAATGTGTAAAGAATTAGTTGATGGTATGGAAGGTGCATTTGAAAATTGGAAACCAAAACAAAAATTTAAATTAATAGAGTTATAGTATGAAACCAACATTAGTATTTCAGGCACCAATAGCAACAAGAAGTGGGTATGGTGACCACGCGAGAGATTTATTACATTCTCTTTATAAATTAGATAAGTTTGAAATTAAAGTAATTAGTACACGCTGGGGTAATACTCCGATGGATTCACTTAATTATGACAATCCATTTCATAAGTGGATAGTTGATAGTATTATTCCAAAAGTAGAACAAAAGCCAGACATTTATATTCAGGTTACTGTACCAAATGAATTTCAAGCAGTAGGACATTATAACATTGGAATTACCGCAGCAATTGAAACAACACATTCACCATTAGATTGGGTACATGGTTGCAATAGAATGGATTTAATTATAGTACCATCTGAACATTCAAAAAAGAGTTTAGTAGATAGTGTTTATAATGAGGCCGACAACAATACAAAACAATTAATAGCACAGCACAGGATTCAAAAACCAGTTGAGATTCTTTTTGAAGGATTTGATGAAATGGATTTTGGAACCGATGATGTGGTGAATGTAACTGAATTAGATGCAATCAAAGAAGATTTTGCATTCTTATTTGTAGGACATTGGTTAAGAGGTGATTTGGGTGAAGATAGAAAGAATGTTGGAATGATGATTAAGTCATTTGCAATGGCATTCAAAAACGAAAAGGTTAAACCAGCATTAGTTCTTAAAACCAGTTCAGCAGGATTTAGTGTAATAGATAGAGAAACTACAATTAAAAAAATTAGAGAGGTATTAGGAAAAGACTATAAATCAGTTCCAATTTATCTTTTACATGGTGACTTAACCCCATCAGAAATGAATGGGTTGTATGAACACAAAAAAGTAAAAGCAATGTTAAATTTTACAAAGGGTGAAGGATTTGGCAGACCTCTTTTAGAATTTAGTTTGACAGGTAAACCAATCTTAGTAAGTAATTGGAGTGGACATATCGATTTCTTAAAACAAGGTGCAGTATTATTAGAAGGTGAATTAAAACCTGTACATGAATCAGCAGCTGACCAATTCCTTTTAAAAGAATCACAATGGTTTAATGTAAATATTTCAAAAGCATTAGTTGCAATGAAGGATGTTTATAAAAATTATGACAAGTATAAAGTAGAGGCATCTAAATTAGGAAAACATAATAAACAAAATTTTAGTTTATCAAAAATGACTGAAGGATTTGATGTGATTTTAAATGGGTATGGTATTTATACTAAAATACAACCAAAGTTTCAACAATTACAATTACCAAAATTGAAAATGTTAAATAAATAATGTATAGTAAGGTTTACCAAAGATATGTAAAAAGTAAAAGTAAAATATCAGACCCATCTAGAAGTTTAGAAAGGGGTGGATTTTACCAATTAATAGAATATGATTATGTTGATGATGATGATTCTAAAACATGGTCTGCATCTATGGCACCTATTATTTATGTTTTGTATGTTTCTGGTAAAAATGATGTAGTACATTGTATAAAATTATCTGATATAAATCCACTTACGGTTAAAAGACTTTTTGGAAAATTAGTAGACGAAGCCGATTCCGAAATAGACATGGGTAAAAATGCAAAATCTTTTTATGAAGGTAAATTAAAAAGTATGAAATTTTTCTCAAAGAATTTTTATAGAACTTATAAACTATCCGGAATTAGAAGAATTATTGAATTGGATATGGATACTACAAAATTAGTTCCGTTATCAAAAATGAAAGAAGTAAGGAAAGGATATAGGACTTATAGTAAAGCGGGCAAACAAACAAACACAGACACAAATCCAAACGATTAACAATAAATAAACAATAAATAGTTATGACATCAAAAGAATTTGTCCTTTGGTTAAAAGGATTTACAGACGGAGTACATGAATTTGCAATTACTCCAAAACAATGGGACAACTTAAAAGAAAAGTTGACAGAAGTTAACGATGGAACTCCAATCGGTATAGGTGGATGGGGAACACCAAATACATTTATTACACCACCACCAACAGACCCATACAATCCATTTAAGATAACTTGTGGTAGTGGTTCATCTGGAACAACAATAACAACAACACCGGGTGTTGGTTCAATTACAATTGCTAATCCATCATTTGGATTTGGAAGTACATCAACTGCATATGGATATCCGAGTGGTTCTGCATGGAGTTATACAACATCAAACGAAAAAGTATTTTAATGAAATTAAGTTACGCAATTACTGCCTGTAATGAGGTAGAAGAAACCATTAGATTGGTAAATCAGTTATTAAACTACAAAGAAGAAAATTCAGAAATAGTAGTTCTATTGGATACACCAAAAGCTCCTATTGAATTAGTAGAATATTTGGAACTCCAAGCAAACGCAGACCACATTACACTTATCGAATCGGAATTTGATAATGATTTTGCACAATGGAAAAATTTATTAAACTCACAATGTAAAGGTGAGTGGATATTTCAGTTAGATGCGGATGAGTATTTAACACCGGACTTAATTGTTAATATGGAAGCATTATTAGATAGTAATACGGACAAGGATATGATTGTTGTTCCAAGAATTAATACAGTTGAAGGATTGACCGAAACACATATTCAAAAATGGGGTTGGAATGTAAATGAAAAAGGTTGGGTAAACTTTCCAGATGTTCAAACTCGTATTTATAAAAACTCTGACAAAATTGGATGGAGTGGTAAAGTACATGAGAGAATAGTGGGATTTGAATCATACACAAATTTCCCAGCAGATGAAATATATTGCATCAGGCACCCTAAGACGATAGACAGACAAGAAAGACAAAATAATTATTACGATACTTTATGAAAATAACATTCATATATAATCACACTCCAAACGAAATATGGTCAACACCTTTATCTTTACTTAATGAATTTAAAGAAAGAGGTTGGGAAACTGAAATAGTACCTATTACAGCAACCGATGATTCCGCATTACAATTGTGGATTCAACAAGATATTCCAACGGATATTGTATTGTTTATGGATTGGGGTAGGATTGATTCAAAGTGGTTGGATAAAAATTTAAAACCAAATTCATTTTGGATACAAGAAAGTGGAGATGACCCACAAAACTTTGAAAGAAATTATCCCAAAGCAAATCGTTTTCATTATACAATTACTCCGGATAGAGTATCGGCATACGAATATAGAAGTAGAGGTATTGATTGTGATTGGGTTCCACATTGGGCAGATACAATGGTCCAGTTTCCAATGAATTTAGAACCTGAATATGTGGGTGTAACAAGTAGAGGTAGAGGTGGTTCTGAATTTTTAGATTATCTTACACATTGGGCAGAAGGTGCAATTGGAAATCAAAATGGTATGGATGCAAAACAACATACTGAATTTTTAAATAAAGGTTTGATGGTTATTCAAAATAGTAGATGGGGTGAAATCACTCGTAGAATTTTTGAAGGTATGGCTTGTGGTAAAATGGTATTAACGGATAGGTTGGATATCAGTAGAGGTTTGGAAGAATTATTTATAGATGGTGAGGATATTGTTTTATATAATGATATGTTTGATTGTATAGAAAAGATGAACTACTACAATGAAAACGAAGAAGAAAGAGAAAGAATTGCACACAATGGAATGGTGAAAGTATTACACAATTATACACAAGTACAGGTAGTAGATAAATTAATTAAACAATATAAAAATGAATCTTAAAGAATTTTACGAAAACGGAAATCAAAAATCCGATAAAGGAACGACACATGATTATATATCCGCATATTATAATAATGAATTTACATCAAAAAGATTTGAATCAATTTCTATTTTAGAAATAGGAATTCATGCAGGTTTATCTTTAAAATTATGGAAAGATTGGTTTGAAAATGCAAACATATACGCAATAGACCCTTGCAAAGAAGTTGATATTTTACAAGAAATAGTGGATGAGGTAAATCAAAGAAAAAATGTAAAAATTATAAAAGACGATGCATATTCCCAAAGTATTTTAAGTACATTTGAAGATGGTAGTTTTGATTACATAATCGATGACGGCCCACATACAGTTGGCTCTCAAATATATTCCATTAAACATTGGTTAAAAAAAGTAAAATCCGGAGGAAAACTAATAATAGAAGATATACAATCAATTACTGACTTAAATCAATTAGTTTTGGAAGCAAATGAAACTGATATGAAATGGGAAGTATATGATATGAGAAATAATAAAGGAAGATACGATGATATTATTTTAGAAATTACAGTTCTTTAATATGGATAAATATACAGTCATAATACCAACACTTTGGAAATCGAATAGAACTAAAAAATTAATAGCCGATTTACAAGAATGTGAATATGTGGATGAAATAATTATAATCGATAATTTGTATGATGGCCATCAGAATACAAAAGTTGAAAAAATTAGATTTGTTTCATTTGGAGGAAACATTTATGTAAATCCGGCGTGGAATAAAGGAATAGAATTGGCAAAGAACGAATGTATTGCATTGTGTAACGATGATATAAATTTTGACCCAAATATCTTTGGAGTAATTACTGAAAATATTTTAACATATAGTGGTATAATTGGTATGGGTGAAGGTAATTACAAAGACCCAATTGATGAAGCAAATGGCCCTTATATTGATGTATGGCAGCCGGGTGTAAATGATTGGGGTTGGGGTTGTTTGATATTACTTAAAAAATCACATTGGTTACCGATTCCAAATGATATAAAAATTTGGTATGGTGATAATATAATAAAGGATGTTAATTCAGTATCAAAAGGAGTGTTAAGAAACTTCAAAGTGGAAACCGAAATGAGTACAACATCGGATGAAACGGAATGGGATGTTATTAAAAAACAAGATTACGAATATTTTATAAATTATTTAAGACATGGAAAAACTACCAATTAGTATAGGAATATTGTCCTGGCATAGTGGACAAGTATTAGTGGATACACTAACTACATATTATGAAAATGGGTTATTCGATATGGTAAACGATGTTACGATTCTATTTCAAGAAGTAACACCGCAAGATATGGAAATTGCAAAACACTTTGGATTAGATTTCATAGGTTTACAAAAAAATATCGGAATAGGTCAAGCATTTATTAGATTAACTGAAAATGCAAAAGAAGATTACGTTTTAGTATTAGAACATGATTGGAATTTAATTGAAAATTCAGAAACTACATATAAGAGATTAGAAGATGGTATTAAGTTATTAGATGGATGTGGTATGAACGCCGTTAGATATAGACATAGACAACAACCAGGTAATCCACATTTTTCATTCAGAAATATAGGAAAAGAACTTACTTATTATGACCCAGAAATAGAATGTACCTCTCCACACTTATTGGACTCATTACATTGGTTAGACCCATCCGTTGAATTTCCAGATAAGATACAAAAATTAGGACAATACTTTACAACAACATCTCGTTGGGGTAATTGGACTAATAACCCAACAATGTATAAGAAAGATTTTTATTTAGAAACAGTTAGACAATTTGCAGGTGAAGGAATTGCATTAGAAGGAAATATTAGTAAGTGGTGGGCACAACAAGAATATGGTGTTGCACATGGTGAAG